TAGCCACGAGAAAAAAATTAATGAAAATGCAAATAATATACAAAAAAACACAGGTGCATTAGAAGTATTGCATACAATTAACAATGTAAAAAAAAGATTTTTCATTATGTGGTTATCAACATTTTTATTATTAGTTTGTTCTGTATGTTTAAATATATTTTTGTTAATGAGATAATATGACTAAGTTTGAATTTACTCGTGAAGAAGTAGACATCATAAAAGGTAAAATATATTTAACAGATATGCAAAAGAAAATCTTTGATATGAAAATGGAAGGTAATTTAACTGAATATGGGATGGCTATTGAACTAGGAGTAAGTGAAAGTACAATAACTTATCAATGGAAGAAAGTAGTACAAAAAATATTAAAGGTAATTTAAAGGTAAATTAAGAGGAACTTAAAGAGATTGAGTTCTTTTTTTATTGTACAATTTAACTAACAACAGGAAAAAATGTTGTTAGAAAGGAGATATACCACTTATTAGATTTGTTTAAAACACATTTTGAGAAGTCGTAAGGTATATCTTTTTTTTGTATATTTTAGGAGGTAATTATGTATAACAATCCATATATGAGTTCTTATAATCCACAAATGAATATTGATAAGATTAATGAACAAATAAGCAATTTAGAAAAAATGAAAAGTCAATTACAACAACCTATACCACAACCAACTAATTTAACACAAAACTTTCAATTAGCACCAACTAGTAGAGATACTATTAGATATGCTAATTCTATTGAAGAAGTGCAAAGAGATATAGTTGTAGGTGATACTCCGTTTTTCAGCAAAGATATGAGCGTAGTTTGGGTAAAAAATACACAAAACAAAATAAAAACATACGAATTAATAGAAATTGAGCCAAAAGATGAAAAAGATTTACAAATAGAATTTTTGCAAGAGCAAATTAAGGAATTGAAAGGAATGTTTAAAAATGAACAAAATAATAGAAATGATGATGCAACAGAAATTACAACAAATTCCAAATGGGATGATGAAACAAATGGAACAGCAATTAAAGAGGATAAACCCTCAAGCATACAAAACATACCAACAAGCAAGAAAAGAAAATAAAGATCCTAATGAGTTTTTAAATGAAACAGTAAATGGATTTGAACCTAATAAAAAACAACAATGGAATAATATGATGGCTCAATTTAAATAAACCTAATTTATAGGTTTATTGGAGAGTATATGCTAGTTATGTACTTTCCAATAAGTCTATAAACTAGCAATAGAGCTTATAGAAAGGAGAAAAAATGATGAACGGAGGAATACAACCAACAGTAGAATTAGCTACTAATAATGGTGCTTATCCATATCCAATTATGTATGGAAATAATGGTGCAAATAGCGGTTTCTTTGGTGGCGACGGAATCTGGGCACTTGTACTTTTGGCTTTATTATTTAACGGAAACAACGGATTTGGTGGATTTGGTGGTAATGGCAATAGTGATTTTGCTTGGTTATCAAATGGTCAAAAAGACATTATGAATAACACTAATAATGGTTTTGATACATTACATTTATCTAATCAATTAGATACTGTAAATAGTGGTATTTATTCATTATCTAACCAATTATGTAATTGCTGTGCTGATATGAATAGTACAGTTGCAAATGGTTTCTATAATGCTGAAATAAGTGCTAATAATCGTGCTGTAAATCAAATGCAAGATACTTTTGCTTTAAGTCGTCAATTTGCTGATTGTTGCTGTGAAAATCGTCTTGCAACTCAAGATTTAAAATCAACTGTAATTAGTGAAAATTGTTCTGATAGAGAAGTGTTAAGACAAATTGGTCAAGATATTCTTGTAAATCAAACTGCTAATACTCAAAAAATAATTGATGAAATCTTTAGAGATAGATTAGATGAAAAAGATGATAAAATTGCAGAATTAAACAGACAATTACAAATGGCTGATTTAAGAGCTTCACAAATTGCACAAACTCAAGCAATTACATCAAATATTTACAATGAATTAAAGAATTGCCCAGTAGGAACTGTTCCAGTATTTGGAAATCAACCTATATTTACTTGCCCTAACAACAACAGTTGTGGATGTGGAAACTATTATGGTGCAAACATTATGTAATAGCATAAGTAGATTACTACAAACCTGATTACAGGAAATTGCTAGTTTATAAAGAATAGGCTAGACCTATTCTTTTTTAGGAAGGAGAAATAAAATGATACAAACATTACAAATTTTACCTCAAGTATTAACTTCAAATACTGACAATCTTAATTTTACTACTACTGATGTTAGAAGTAGAACAGCTAATTGTTGTGGATGGCTACAATATATGAATGGTGGCAGTGATTTTACAATAATTGGTGGTGGTAGATTTAAAATATCTTTTAATGCAAATGTGACAAGTGAAACTGCTGGTGCATTAGCATTAGCATTAAAATCTTCATTAGGTTCTGATGTAGAAGGAACTGAAATGGATGTAACTGTTGCAACTGCTGGTGATTATTACAACATTTCATTTGCAAAAATAATTGAAGTTTGCAATAGAGTAAACACTACAATAGCAATAGGATCTATACCTGCAATAGGTGGAGTAACACCAGCCGTAACTACTGAAATACCAACTATTAAAGATGCTAATTTAATAATAGAGAAAATAGCATAATGAATAAGGTTGATAATTTAAGTTTAATATTACAAGCATTAAGTTTACAAATATTATTTCAAGATTGTAATAATAGTGATCTAATGCAAGAATTACAAATGCAAGATGAAAAATACTTAAAAACAATAATTAAACAAAACGAAGAAATAATAAGGCTTCTTGAAGAAAGGAGATAGTATTAGTGGAAAATGAAAAACAAGAAAAATTAGAAGATATGAATATTTTAGAAAAAACAACTGAAGAAACAGAAAAATTAATAAAAGATATTGTTAAAGATGGTATTGCTGTTGAAAATATAGAGTATTTATATCAGTTAATTGATATTCACAAAGATATAAAGGAGGAAGAAAGTATGAATTATGGAAATTATGGAAACTATGGTAATTACGGAAACTATGGCGCTAATTATGGAAATAATTACGGTGCTAACTACAATGGTAGAAATGCAGGATATGATAGTTATGGGCGTAGAGGAGTAGATAGTAGATACCGTGGTGAAGAAGAAATGAATAGAATGGCTGGAGAATATGGAAGATACCAAGATAGTCGCAATAGATATGGTGCTGGTGACCAAGAAACAGACAAGTCATTTCATTACATGGTAAAAGCATTAGAAGATTTTATTAAAGTATTACACGAAGAAGCAGAAACACCTCAACAAAAACAACAATTAATGCAATCATTACAAAATTCAATGAGATAACATGAATTATATATATTATAACGAAAATCCACTTAATAAAATTACACCAGATTGTGTAATTCGTAGCATAAGTTGTGCAACACATAGAAGTTGGGATGAAGTATATGATGAATTAAGTGATTTAGCACAATATAATGGAACATTATTTGACCAAAAAGACTTTGTTATATGGTATCTTGATTCAAAATATAAAAGAGTACCATATTTGCCTAAAAGAGTAGGAGATGTAGCAAAGGAATATCCAAATAATATTATATTATGCACTATGAAGGGTCATATATGTTGTATTCGTTATGGAATTATTTATGATACATTTAATCCTAGTAATAGGCTTGTAGAAGAAGCATGGATAGTAAAATAAAAGAGTGCATTGCACTCTAAATGGGCATATAGCCAAGTAGCAAGGCAAAGGTCTGCAACACCTTGAGCGTTGGTGCAAGTCCAACTATGCCCTCCATTTACTATTGACATATTTATCTCTTTATGTTATTATTAAATTGCGAGTGGTAATTTAAGGACTATCATTCGCTCCATTTTTAAATTATTTTTTCAAAAAAAGAACTAAATTAATAGTTCTTTTTTTGTTATATATTGTTCAACCATTCTTCTATATTGTATTTATAGTTAGTTCTTAACTTTGTAACTTTTATTTCAATAGCTGTTTGTTCAAAATATTCAAGTGGTATTGATTTTCTTCCACTTGTTTTTATGTAATTATTAACATCTTCTATTCTCAATGAAAAGCATCTTTCAATATCACTAAAAAATACAACTAACAATGGTATAACATCCGTTTTTTTACTTGCTTCAACCATTTCTTTTAATTGATTTTCTCTAATACAATTAATTGGCAATGATTTGCCTTTGTGATTTTTAAATTCTAAAATCAACAAGTAATTCATATATTCTGTTACATGAAATAAGAAAGCATCAGCTATATTGCTTTGAGAAAATCTTAATTGCTGATTTCCACCATAATATGAACTGGCACTATCTTTTAAACGATAATAATATATTTTATCACTATCTGGTATTGATTTACGAAAGTTTTGTTCAAATGCTTTACCAAGATTTTTCATTTTTCAACTCCTTTTCTAGTCTTAATTTAAACTTAACTTGTTCTTTTTCTTTTTTTATTTCTTCAAGTCTTTTATATAATCTTGATCTGTCACTTTCATATCTATAATATCTATCTAATCCTCTTTTTACACTTTTCTCTTCTAAATCTAAATTAGATAATTTATCAATTAACTTATCATTCATAACTTTCCACCTTATAGTGTAATTTTAACACAAATTGACTATCGTTGCAAATTATGATAACATTTTGTTAGGGTGAGAAAGCCAATGAAAAAAATAAAAGAAGAAAATTACGAAATTCAAAAGAAAAACCAAAATGATCTGAGAGATTTAGAACAATTTTATGTTGAAGGAAAAGTTGACAATATGTTAGCTACAATTCAAGAAAAAAAAGATGAATTAGTTAAAGACATGATAAAATATCACGATTCACATTTAAAAGAGTGCAAATGGGATAAAGACGGTAAGCCAGTTGCTTGGAAAGTAGATATTAGCCCATTAGTAATTAATAATTACTTTTTTAAGCCAATATGTCCTATAACAAGTCAAGAACCAGTATATAATGCAGAAAAATTAGGTATGGTATTTGATTATTATTGTGATATTCTTGCAGAAGTTAATAATCAAATAGGAAATTATCCTAGTTCATTAACTTCTTTTTGCAAATTAGCTGGAATTACATTTAACACATTAAGAAATTACAGAAATAGTGATGATTATAACATGAGAGTTGTTGCTGAAAAGATATATGACCAAATTGGTGATGAAAATGTAACTATGTCACAAATGGGAGTTGTAAGAGAAAGAAGTACAATATTTAAAATGAAATCCCAAAATGAAATGGTTGAAAAAGTGCAACCACAAGTAAAAGTTAATGTTAATGCTGAAATTGATGTAGATAGAATACAAGAAAGACTTAATAAATATAAAAAATTTGCAAGTAAGAAGGATTAGAAATGGATAGTAAAGAAACTTATAAATTAATAGACCAAACATTAACAATTTTAGAAAACAACTTTAGATATTCTTATGGTAAAAAGATACCATTTGATGAAATATTTGAAATGATGAAGGATTTATATGCTTTATTTTGCAATTTTGAAAACAAAACTAAAGAATGTGGTCAATTAGCAATAAAAAGATATATACCTTTATTAGATTTGCTTGTAAAAGTAGATACTAACCCAAATCATTTGGTAGAATATGAAAAACATTTAAAAAACGCATATAAATTAGGTGCTAGAGTATCTTTAGAACATTATATGGTTTATCGTGAATGGGATGAAGAAGAAGGATTTTTTAAGATTAGATATAAAATAATGCAAGGTTATATACATTATCTTGATGAAATAGAAACAAATCCTAATTTTGAGTTGTTAATTGCAAATATGCCATCTGGTTATGGTAAAACATATCCAGAAAAAATAAGTGAGGCTTGGTCATTTGGAATTGATGATACTGGTGCAATACTATCTTTATGTTCAAACGATACAGTTGTTAAAGGTGGTAGTAGAACAGTAATAAACGAAATTAAAAGTGATGCTTTTGGTGAAGTATTTCCATATTTGAAATGGGATAAAGATGACAAAGACTTTTTCTTAAAAGAAACAGATGGTGATTGGAAACTTCGTGATTGTAAATTAATGGCTAGTTATAATGCTTCTACAACTAGTTCTAATGTTGTAGGGCAAAGAGCCAGTAAAAGAATACATATAGATGACTTGTACCCAAACTATATTGAAGCTATGAATAAAAAACTAAACGATGAATTTTATAATAATTATCACACAGTATGGAAAAAAAGATTTGTACAGGAAGCAAAATATCATAAAATTGTTATTACTGGTACTTTATGGGCTAGTGATGACTTTATTGCAAGAATAATTGCATTTGAAAAGTCAAAAAGAAAATTTGTTAAGCATCCTAAATACCCATATACTTTAATTAGTGAAGATGGCAAGGTTGCTATAATACAAGTTCCAGCATTAGATTATGAAACTGGAGAAAGTGTATGTCCTGAGTTAAGAAGTACTGAAAAAATATTAGAAGATAAGGAAAGTATTGAAGATTATTTATTTCAAACAAACTTTCAACAAATACCAACAAATCCAGAATCGCTTGGATTTAGTTATGACAAATTAAGAACTTATAACACAATACCACAAACAGAGTATAATGGTTCTTATTCTGTAATAGATGCTACAAGAAAAAGTGGCAAGGACTTTTTTGCAATGCCTATATTCAAAAAAGTGCCAAATGATAATATTATGGATTATTATTTAAAAGATGCTATATTTACAAGAACAGCAACAAAAGATATGTATGATGCAATAGTAGATAAAATTGTTGAAAATCACATAATATTGCTTGTTATAGAAAGCAATGTTACAAGCGAGTTATCGCAAAATATAGATGAAATATTAAAAGCGAAAGGCATAACATATTGTGAAATTATAGAAAAATATAACACCATGCCTAAAGCAACAAGAATTGAAAACGAAAAACATATAATCAAAAAACAACTAGTATTTCCAGAAAAAGGTATGTTTGGCGTTAATACTGACATTGGTAAGTTTATGGAGAATTTAACGCTTTATAATGCAACTGGAACTAACCCTAATGATGACGCTCCTGATGCTTGTGCTTTATTTTCAAGTGAAATAATAGAAGAAAATAGTACTACACAAACAGCAGAACCAATAGATTTTATAAGACAATATTTTTGATAGTATTGTCTTTATTTTGTGTAAATTTGACAAAAACAAAAAAATATTATACATTTATTATTTAGCAAAAGGAGTTGAGTAAATGGAAACACACGGAAGAAAAGTAATTTTTGCCAACTATACAGAAGAACAGCTTCTTAACAGTAATCAAAAAGACCAAGAAAATATGGTGTTAGATATATTAGATAATAGTATAACAATACACGAGCAAAATAAAAAAGAAATAAAATATTTACAAGATTATTTATACGGTATTCAAGATATAAGATTTAAAGAGAAAAAAACAAGAACAGATATTAACAATATAGGTGTAGAAAACTGGGCTTGGGCATTTATGGATTGGAAAAAAGCTTTTTTAGTAGGTAAACCAATTCAATATGCACCATTAGATGATGTAGCTAACCAAGAAATATCTGAATTAAACAAATACAATTTATTTGAAGATAAAGACCAAAAAGACCAAGATATGTATGAAGATATATTTACAGTTGGTCGCGGGTTTAGATATAACAATGTAAGTAAAATTACAGAAGAAGATGAAGCACCATTTGATATTATAAATTTGGATGTAATTAATACTGAAGTAGTATATTCAAGTTCAATTAATCACGAACAATTATTATCTTATGTAGAAACATCTAAAAAATATATAGTTCAAAAAGTTAATCCTGAAACTGGTAAACCAGAAAATATGGATAAATATTATAATGAATACACAGTATATTTAAGAAATAAAATGTATGTAGTTAATAATAAAACAGGAAAATTAAAAATAATTAATCAAGAAATTAACGGAAAAGAAGTAAGATTTAGCCCAATTATACAAGATATACATTTAATTACTGAATATTATTTTAATAAAAGAAGAATGAGTTTATTAGAAATATGCAAAGACATATTTGATGATATAAACTATGTTGAAAATCTTGATAAAGATGACATTGAACAATTTGTTAATGCAATAATGGTATTTACAAACGCTGAAGTAGATAAAGATAAATTAGATGCAATTAAACAATATGGTGCTGTATCAATTAAATCAACAGATCAAAAGAAAGCATCAGTTGAATTATTACAATCAAGATTAAAGTCATTAGATACGCAAATATACTATTTAAGAAAATTAAGTGCATTACATAGTATATTAAGTGTTCCAGAAGCATCCCAAAGTGGTTATTTAAGTAATGCCGAAACTGGTAAAGCAGTTTTAACTGGTCAAGGATTTACAAGTGCAAGTGTAAGAGTTGAAACAGAAGAAAAAGCATTTAAAAAATGTGACCGAAATGCTTTAAAAGTTATTCTTAAAATTTGCAGAAATTCTAGCGATAGCAATATTAAAAAATTAAAGGTTAGCGACATAGATATTAAGTTCAGTAGAGATTTAAGTGAAAACTTACTTGTTAAGACACAAGCATTAATTAATCTTGCTACTGCACAAATCCCACCAGAGATTAGAAATGCTGTAATTGGATTATTCTCAGACCCAACAGCAGTTACAAAAATGCAAGATGCTTATATAAAAGAACAAGAAACAATTAAAACTGAATTAAATAATAGAAACAATAATATAAATCAAATAAATGAACAAAATAATAAAATAGAAGATACAACTGAAGTTGAAAATCAACAACAGTAATCTTCTTTATCACGAGGACATAAAGAGATGTATCTAGGGCAGGACTAGACCTTGTGACCCCATCCAATGGATTTAACATTTGATTTTGCCAAATGTTAAACATATATATTACTCTAGGCTAGGTATAGGCTGTAATAAAATATACTGTATGAAGGAGGAGATATTATGAGTAGAGATGACGCAAAAAAAATATTAGGAGAAGGTGCTACTGAAGAACAGATAACTAATTTATTAAATAATTATCATGTTCAAGAAAGTGCCAAAGCAAAAGAGTTGCAAGAAGAAAACGCAAGGTTGAAAGCTGAGAATAGCAAATATGGTGATTATGATAATATCAAAAAACAATTAGATGATATTAACAAAGCCAATATGAGTGAACAAGAAAAACTAGATGCTCAAAAGAAAGAAATTGAAAAAAATTTAAGAGAATCAAGAATAACAGTTGCAAGAGCAAAAGCAAAAGAAATTCTTGCAGGTGAAAGTTTAACTGATGAACAAATTGAAGATTTAGTTAGTGATGACTTAGATGCTACAATTTCAAGAGCAAATAGATGGAAAGACACTATAAACGCTATTAAAGATACAACTGTAAAAGCAACTACTGAAAGCTTAACTAAAATTGATTTAGCTCCTACTATGTCAAATGTTAATCAAAATGATGATGGAATGACAAGAGATAAATTTTTTGATTTAAGTGCTGAAGAGCAACAAAAATTTATGTCTGAACATCCAACAGAATATCAAAATTTAAAATAATAAAGAAGGAGAGATAATATATGGAAAAATTTAGAGATAAAATCTTTAATGAAGAAGTATTTGAAATGTATAGAGAAACATTACCAAGTACTAAAGAAAACGCATTAATTAAAAATGGATTATTCACAAATGTTAATGGTTACAAAGCAAAAATGTCTGAACAATCAGGTGGTTATGCAGTTGTAGAACCAATCAAAGGAAGATTAGGAGGAAATCCAGTAAACTATGATGGAAACACTAATATTCCAAAAGGTTCAGAAAGAGATACATTCTTCCAAAGAAAAATTTGCTATGGTCGTGCAAAGGCTTGGGGAGAATATGATTTCGCTAGTGATGTAACTGGTGCTAACTTTAAAGCTGAAGCTGGAGAAGTTAATGAATACTGGGATGAACAAAGACAAGCTACTGTATTAGCAATTCTTGAAGGTATCTTTGGTATGACAGGTGGAGTTGACGGACAATTCGTTACAAAACACACTTATGATATTTCAAATGATGCTACATCAACTTTAAGTGCAGATGCTTTAAACCGTGCTTCTCAACAAGCATTAGGAGATAAAAAAGCAAAATTAGATGTAATCTTTATGCACTCTGCAGTATCAACTAACCTTGAAGGTTTAAATTTATTAGATTTCTTAAAATATACTGATGCAAATGGTATTGAAAGAGATTTAACTATTGGTACATTCAATGGTCGTTTAGTAATTGTAGATGATGATATGCCTGTAACTA